GGCAACGGAGGGATGCTACCGGGCTTGGCCTGGGAGGATTCCCAGTCCGCTTCCGGCCGCAAGTTGCACGACTCCCGGACCCAACTGCCCTCAACGTAGTTGAGGGCGGAAGGAACACCGAGAGCACGGAACTTGTGGCCGGGAGAGCGAAGTACTTCGAGACGACAACAAGCGTTGTCGGCGTAAGACCGACGACGCCGCCGAAGCTCGAGTACTCCAAGCGCGCGATAGCCCTCCATCATGACGTCCTCTCCCCCGTCCCATACTCCTTCAAGAATCCTCCGACAGGCCTGGAGACAGAACCTGCCGAGGGAGTCCTGGGCGTATGTGTGGTAGCGCGCCACAACACTGACGCGGAGGGGCTCGTAAGAGTCCCCTCCGCGCCAGGTGAGGTGGCCACCATGCATGCGCAGCTGGGACGCACGGAGTCCGGTGGAGAGGAGGTAGCCGTCGAGCCCGCCCTCAGCTGCTGGCAGCTCAAAGCAGGCGCTGGGGCTCGAGGGCAGAGAGAGAGGGATCGTCAGACGTCTCGTCTTGGCGTGATCCAAGACGTACTGGCGAACCTCTCTCAATGCCCAGTCCGATGTGGTCTCTCTCCGTTTCGAGTTCTCTATCACCCGGAGCGCCTCCTCGTGCACACCTCGTTCCGGAGGTGGCGGAAGCGCTCGCGAGAGCCTAGAGAACGCGAAGCCGTCCAATTGGTGCCTCCACGCCAGCCTGTACAAGCAGGCGACGACATCCTTGCGGATGCCGACGTCTACCTCAGGCATAGGAACGTGGAGGGCGCCAGACCGGACGACGTGGCTCAGTTTCTTCAGAGTGACACAGACGTGCACCCAGCCGCCGGGGCGTCTGAGCGATCGTTCGCACCACTCATGAAGGAACCAAGCCACACGGAGAGAAGACCAACCCGCGTGGACAAGACCAGACCAGCAAGCTGTCCAGGCTTGCTGGCCAGGAGACGATCGCCTCCTGCGGTGACGGCCGCCACGAAGTTTCGACGACGTGGCGCGCTGTTCCGCTGGGGAGGCACGAAGAAGTGACGGAAGTCGCTTCCAGGTGTCCTGCTCCATGCGGG